CGGGAACTGGAGCTGGCTTTAACGTTGTTGCGGGAACTGGAGCTGGCTTTAACGTTGTTGCAGGAACTGGAACTGGTAGTTATAATACTAGCGGTGGAAATGCAGTCTCTTATAATGCTCCTAGTATTAAATATGGCCCAGGATTTGTGAATGCATTTAACGCTATAAGTAATGGTCCTCAAAACTTCAATGCGCCTTCAAATGGTCCACAAAACTTCAATGCGCCTTCAAATGGCCCACAAAACTTCAATGCGCCTTCAAACGGCCCTCAAAACTTCAATGCGCCTTCAAACGGCCCTCAAAACTTCAATGCACCTACAAATGGGCCACAAAACTTCAATGCTCCAACGAATGGCCCACAGAATTTTAATGCACCTACAAATGGGCCACAAAACTTCAATGCTCCAACGAATGGCCCACAGAATTTTAATGCTCCAACGAATGGCCCACAAAACTTTAATGCGCCAACGAACGGGCCTCAAAACTTTAATGTCGCGAATGGTCCTCAGAACTTCAATGTCGCGAATGGTCCTCAGAACTTTAATGCGCCAACGAACGGGCCTCAAAACTTTAATCCTGCAACTAACGGGCCTCAGAACTTCAATGCGCCTACAAATGGTCCTCAGAACTTTAATGCGCCAACGACCGGGCCTCAAAACTTTAATGCGCCAACGACCGGGCCTCAAAACTTCAATGCGCCTTCAAATGGCCCACAAAACTTCAATGCACCTTCGAATGGTCCACAAAACTTTAATCCTGCTACCAATGGTCCGCAGAATTTTAATGCTCCAACTCCGGCGGTTCCAGGAAATGCAGCAAATGCGCTCGGTATTACTTTCCCCGGATCAAATGCCGGTGGTACGCCTGCGCCGGTGATAAATAATCAGACGGCAAGCTACTATTCTTTTCCGGATGGCCAATCACATTCGGTAACTGTAGCGCCCGGAGGATATATAGATATTACTATTGAATAAGTGACTTGACGAGGATTTACTATGCCATATATTATTCCTAAATATGGGAAACAATTGAATTGCTTTGCAGTATGGTCGGGAGGATTTACTCCTGAAGAAGTCGATAAAATTATCGATCTCGAAAAACTCCAAGAGTTTGAAAAAGGAAAAGTTGGGCTAGAGAAGAATGCCGCAGCTCCGGCTGAAACGCGAGATTCTGATATCTCGTGGATACATCATGATCAACACAGTGATTGGCTATTTCAGAGAATGTCAGGAATCGTTTCTGTCGTGAACTACGACAACTTTATGTATGATATCGAAGGCGTCGAAGCTTTTCAATATACAAAGTACGGACCAAATCAACATTATACATGGCATTGGGATGTTGAATTTGGCTGGCAGAAATATATAAGAAAGATCTCAGCATCTCTGCTTCTTTCAGATCCGAGTGAATATGAAGGTGGAGAGTTAGAGATCGTAAACAACGGAAACTTTGAAGACAAAGTTTCGTTTAAACCGAATAAAGGTGATATCGTATTCTTCGCTTCATGGATGCCACATCGAGTGAAGCCAATCACTTCTGGTTTTCGTAAGAGTCTTGTAGCATGGGTAATGGGTGAGAGAGAATGTTGAGTTGGAATCCTTTTAAAAAGAAACCTATTATTGAGTTTTATTGCCATCGCGATGATGTTGAGGCATTACCTCAGCCAAAGCCTGCGGCAAAATATATGCCAGAATGGTATAAAAGAATTCCTCCACTGATTACAGATGGAAGAGATGATCGTGATTGGTCAGGATCTCATAGCTTTACTGCAAAAAAATGCATGCCGATGATCGACGCAATGTCATTAGGATATGTCATTCCTCTTATCGGCGACTTGACAGTCAGATCAAATCACGACTGCAGTACAATTGAAGTCACGTCTTCTCCACAGATCAACGTATGTGAGTTTCATGACATTCGACAACTTGGAGAAAGATCTGCTCCTGGATTTCCTGCACCTCCTTTGAAGTTTGTCAATCCATGGATTGTAAAGACTGCTCCGGGTTGGTCGACTCTTTTCATAGCTCCGATTAATAACTTTGAAAGCCATTTTACATGTCTGTCAGGATTAGTTGATACAGATACATATCCAAAAGAAGTCAATTTTCCTGCAATCTGGCACACTCCAAATGCCGACGTGCTTTTACTTGCTGGTACACCTTTAGTCATTGCCATTCCAATTAAGCGTGATGCTGTTCCATCAAAGCCCAATATTCGAAACATGAAAGAAGATGAACATCACTTAATTAATATCATATCAAAGATGCAAAACACTCGAAGAAGCGTATATACAAAAGAATTGAGAGTACCAAGAAAATGAAAAACTTGTTTTCTTTATTAAAACCAAAGAAAGATATTGAATTCGTAGATACTAAGAAGTTATCTTATCATAACTTTTCTGTTGAACGAGCGATTGATGTTCCAACAAATACTCGCAAGGTTCAACAAGACAAGTATGGCAAGCATCTGATGCCATACTGTCCGGGAATTTTAGACTATGCTCAATTTGGCTATATCATTCCGGCGTGGGTAGACATTCATATTATGGCAAATAAAGCTGGTACTTCTTGGTATCTTGGAGACAGAGGACCGAGAGGAGATCGCGGATTTGACAATGGCGTAAAGATGGATGAAAAATTTGTAGAAGGCGCATTTACTCCAATTGGAATTGATCCTACAGCAATCTTATTTCCATCTCCTTGGAAAATTTTTACTCAAAAAAACATTAGCGCATTGTTAATGCCTGCATTTTATCATTCTACTTTTCTTGAAGATCTATACATAACTCCTGGTTTGGTAGACTATAAGAGTTTCCATATTACAAACTTCATTTGCATGCCGAAAAGAGAATGTAACGTTCACATTAAAGCGGGAGAACCTTTGTTGCACGTCATTCCTTTCCTCAATAAAGATATTACTGCTTCTGTTGGCCCAGCTTCAGATGAGATGATAGATAAAACTATGAATCTAATTCCCGGAGATGATAAGCAATACTATCGAAAGTTTATGGGAATTAAAAAGAAATTTAATATGCAAAAAGAAGAGAATAAACAATGAACATTTTTGTTTCAGTATGCTCGTATCAAGATCCTTTACTTCCTCATACCATCAAGAGTATGATGCAAACCAAATCCAATCGGAATAATGTAGTCTATTCGATCTTCGAGCAAACTCGTTATGAAGATTCGTTGGCGTGCACAGAACCTGTGCTTGTAAGTCGAGATGATGTCATCTATAAAAGAATCGATCCCGAATACTCTGATGGTTGTGTTTGGGCAAGATATATTAATATGTTAAATATCACAAACGAGTATGACTTCATCTATCAAGTCGACTCACATATGTTACATGATATGAATTGGGATCGAGCTCTGATTGAAGATTATAAGAGAGCGATGGATATGTGTGAAACCAATAAAGTCATCATTACTGGATCATGTAAATCATTTATAATTGAAGAAAAAGACGGAGAGATTAAAACTTATCTTTGTCAAGAAGAAAATGATGCTTGTCAAGTCAAGTATTATACTATTGATCCGGATACTTTGATTCCAGATGTACATGGAGACGCGATTCCATCGACTGATATGCCAAGACCGGCGTTTCATATTATGGCAGGAAACTTCTTTACGCATGTCGATTGGATTGACAATGTCGGATTAGATCCAAAAGTCTTCTTTGTAGGAGAAGAAGTCATGATGACGATGATGTCATACGCTGCTGGATATAAAATGTTCCATCACAGTAAGATGGTTTCATATCACTTAGAAGACACGAGTAATTGGCATACGAAAACTCCGCCAGAAGATGCGAAAGCTGCGCGAAGAAGAAAAATACTTTCAGAGATCGGTCGTTGGCAATGGAAAAAATATCTTGAGGCATGCAGAGAAGATCTTCTTTCTGAATTCCACAAAGAATTTGGTGTAGACTTTATTAATCTTGATATTGAAGATCGTGCTCGAACTTATAGTCTTGACGTTGTTCCAGGTAAAATTGATCTTCTTGCTATTTCGAAGAAACCGAAGAAGAAAGTGAAATTGCCGAAAACTCTTTTTATGAGTGAAGATGAAGAATGATCGTTTGTTCTCTTCCACGATGTGGTGCTACTCGTTTTTGCTTGGATCTCCAAGAGAAAACAAGTTTACCATTTGTGGGAGAGTTACATCCTGTTCACATTCAAAGTAATAGAAAACAACTTACTCACGAAACTAAGCATCAAACAAATTTTACGCAAGATTCGTTTGCCGACTTGTTACAAGATCATAGTGAACACATCGTACTTGTAAATCAACACTCGTATCTTTTAGCCAATCAGGCAAGTTTCTTTATACTTCGTAAAAATATGAGAAACGCTGCTTTAAGTATGGCAAATTATTTGCTAAAAGTATATCCCGAATTAAAACCCAATGCCATTCGTTTTAATATTGGTTTGATGTATAATGATTATCGTGCACTCGTCGCGTATTTAAATAAATACCAAAAAGAAGTTGTTTGGTACGAAGATTATTATGGTATCGAAGACACACATATGCCTTTACTTGATTCGTATCCTGGCAAAGAGTCTATTATAAAAGAGATTGATTCGTATTATGAATCTAAAAGTTCATAAAAGATATGTGCTTACATTCGCGCAATTAGCAGGCCCATTTATTACAATCTGGGCTCTGATTCAATATGCAACTTTTCCATGGATAATTGTTTCACTCACAGCGTTCTTTTTGATGAGAGTAATAGGTGGATCGATTACGTATCATCGAATCCACAATCATCGTACGCATACAATGAATCCTATCGTAGAATTCATATGCACGGCATTCGGATTCTATGGTTCATTTGCTTCGCCGCTTGAATTCTGTGTATCGCACGACAATCATCACAAGTATCATGACACTCAGAAGGATCCGCATCCTTACCATTTGCAAGGTTGGAAAATACTTTTTCCGATTCTTTGGAATAATGACACGAATCAAATAAATTTGAAAACAACAGTCAGACTGATTCGTAATAAGATTACCAATTTCTTCTATGAAAAATACTGGATTTTGCTATTCTTACCGTTTCTATTGTTATTCATATCGTTACCAGCATACTTGTTTATTTACATTGTTCCTGCTACATTGTCGATATGGTCCACAGGAATCGCATCTCTAAATCATGATAAAAACGGTCCAAAAGATATGGGATTTTGGTACGGAATTATCAGTGGTGGAGAACATATGCATAAACAACACCACGAACAACCATTTGATACAAGCAAAGAAGGTTGGATAAATACCATCGCAGACATAATAGCTACAAAGAGAGTTAAGATATGAATATTGTTTATACTGTTATAAATGATTTGTCAGAAATAGATTTTGATGACTTGTATGAAAGATCAAAGGATGCTATTGATGCGAATTGGCCGGAAAATTCTACATTAACTGACGCCGAACGAAAAACCAACATGCGCACATTAATTGAAAGCGGAATTAATAATGAGTGGCCAGGATTAAATCCTCATGGCGCAAATGATACTTATATTATGATAAGAGCTTTTGATACTGTAGCTGGAAAAGATATGGGATTTGTAAGCGGGTTTATCCTTGAAAATGGAACATTAGATGGCAGACATTCACTCACTGCTCCGGATGAAAACGGTTCTAGAAATTACGTTTTTAATCAAGAAAATGTAACAGCCAAAAATAATTTTAATATTGAAATTGGTATAACTAAACATTTGTATAGAAATATTCCTGCAAATTCAATCTTTCATAGAACTTTGCGTATGCGAGCAAACGCAGCAAACTATGAACTTTTAGAAGACGTAGATTCTCCAACGCACGGGCCAAATTTTAGAAATATATTAATACAATTAAATCTATGAAGTTTTTATTGAATGTAGGAGCCGAGAAATCTGGCACTACTTGGTTATATGAGTATTTTAAAGAACACCCAGATTTCTATGATATGGGAAAAGAACTGAATATTATTCAGAGAGACGATTTAGTTCCTGTCTTAGAAGATGTAAGCGAATATAGAAAAGACATAGAGTCTTTCTTTCAAGCGGTTTCAAATATAAATCAAGTGACTGGTGACTTCACACATTATGAAGGCTCGAGTGAGAACATCTTTCGACTTATTAAAAACGGTTTACTAAAATACGATATCGAAGTAGTACCAGTTTATATTATGAGAGATCCTATTCAGAGGAGTTGGTCTTCTTGGAATATGATTGGAGGAGGTAAAATTCCAAATCGGTCGTTAGCTTCACGATTTGTCATGAGCAATTTCATATCATGTAAATATAAAGAAACTATCGAAGCTTTGGACAGTGTGTTCGCAAATCCGCTCTACTTCTTTTATGAGGATTTTTTTACTCAAACCAATATCAATCAGATATGTGACGAGTTAGAAATTTCTCGACATCCAGCAGAATGTGATAATAAAGCAGGAGCTTCTTCCTATAAGAAAATGCCAAACAGTTTCGTCAAGGCTTTTGGTAAATCTTTAAAGAATAAAGAGGCTGCTAAATATGTTTTTGAAAGATTTGAAAATGTACCATGGAAACTCGAGGATTATTCGTAGATCTACTCTCGATGAAGATATTCGCTTAACTTTTCTTGAAGGTTTAAATAGGCATACGAACATGCATTACTTTGATCGTAATGCGCCTACAAATAAAACAGATGAAGCTGTGCTTGAATTTCTCGACAGAGAACAGTTTAATTGTAACAAAACTCATATTGAATATTGGTATCAGGCGTATAAATCTTCTGGAGATTTGTGGCCTCATGTAGATTTTAATGAAAAGCTTCGGCACAGAATTGAGGCTGGAGAAAAGTTGAAACCAGAAGAATTAATGTCTCCAATTACCATATCGTGTTACTTAGAAGCAATCGATCTTGAAGGCGGAGAATTTTGTATTTCTGAAAGAAGTTGGTTAGACTATGAAAAAGAACTGAGCCCTCCGGAAGTTTTAAAAGAAGAATTGTTAAAATATACACACGAGTCTTTTCAACCTACCGAAGGTGCGGTCTTATACTTCGAAGGCAGTCGATACTACCATTGGGTCAATGAAATCAAAAGCGGCTCTCGCAAGAGCATACTCATCAATTTCTGGGACAATTGTAGTCTTAACTCCACTTCGCCCAATTAATTTCTAATGTCTATATTACCAGAAATAGAAATACGATGTTCGTCTGAAGTTTGAAACGGATATACCTGATGCTTAAGATAATTTGGAAACATAATAAGAGAACCTTCCCATGTCTTATCAATATCTAATTGAGTCGTACTAATTCCACCGTCTAATGAGTTATAAATGAATTCAAACTTTGATGCAACTTTATAGTTTGATTCTCTTACATTTGGCATATTTAATTCCTCTTCTAAATCATAAGGAATTGCAATCCATATCACCCATGAAATAGCTTTGTGGTGAAAATGTATTGGATTATATTCGTGTTTCTTCTGAAAATTTACCCAAGCATCATTATCAATGACATAATTATGATTTTCATAAAAATTAAATTTTCTTCTATATTCAAGAAACGTTTGCTCTATGCATTCTCTAAACTGCCCGTTAATAACATACTGAAATTCTGTTTCTAATTGCCCAGCTAAATTAGTATTGTATTTTTCCGGATTATTATCAACTTGCTTTTGCAAGTCACAAGTCAACTCAGCAAAAATAGAAACTGGAATTCTTGTTTTAAGAACTCCTGGGTTATAAAGTTTTATTTCTGAAAATTCTAAGTTCATAATTTCACCGATAATAATTTAGTTAATAGTAATTGTAGAGGTGTCTTTACATATGCTCATAGTACCTTCGCAACAGATATTCCAATCTTGACCTGTCTTTGCCCCACGGCTTGGAACATTAATGATAACATTTTTACATAGATATTCTTTACCATCTTCGAAAACGCGCCAGACATGATCTTCTGTCCCGCGATTAGGTTGTCCTCTTGATTGATTGAATCTTATCATAAACTCAGACATATTAGATTATTTCTGCTGTTGCATCATATACTATAGGTTCAATGTACGGACGTGTACCAATGTTCATGTGAATAAATTTGAAAGGTTTGGTTGATGTGTTACGAGTAAAGCTATGCGGTAGCCAGGAATTTGCAAACATTAGTTGACCAGGAACTGGCGTAAAATTAATAGACGATGTTGCTGTGGTAATGTTAGAAGAATTATGTTCGTATAGTGGTAACATAAGTTTCATTGGTCGCGGATCATGAATCACCATTCGCGGAGGATCTTTCGGGCACTCTAAAAAATAAAAAGCAACTAACTGACAGTCGCTGTGATTATGATACTCCATTGATGAATACTTATGGTGTTCTTGACTCCAACATTCGGTAAGATAAGTCGAAAGTCCATTCATGTTGTATCCTTGATCGCTCAAAAGATTCCATGCTGTGTTTAATGTGTACTGTATCAGTGGAAGAAGATCTTCTTCGTTAGACACATCTGCTTGCACGACTGGATATACATCGTTTATTTTTGTTATTTTGCGCGCGGCCCTTAACGCCGCATTTGATGCTGCTCTTGAGAAATCAAGAAGTTCTGGCTTCATAATACTATAGATAGGTGAGCTAAAATACTGCCACTGATCAAGTATGTCTGTCATAATAAAATCCTTATGTTATGTATATTGGGAAAGATCAGCCTCTATCACTGTATCTAAAAACAGTCGGTTTCCAATCTTATTCCAACCACTGTTGACTTGATAAAATATATTTAAACCGTTGTTCAAACCATACTGAATAGCCCAACTAAGTATTTCGGCTGTTAGCGGAGCGCCTGCTTCAAGCAGTTGTAAAAAGCTAAGATCAGGATTTTCGTGTTGTCTCCAAACCATAATTACGTTTGATTCGTCTGGTTTCATCCACATCGGAATAGTATCAAGACCGAGTGGAAACTTTTCATTTCCTAACCATACACAGCTAAACGATTTGCACGGATTCTCAGGTCGTTGTTCATGTATCGAACATCCTTTTGTAGTTACAAAATGACATTTCCTTCCTGGCCAAAATTGATGGCCAAGAGCTTCTCCAGTTAACCAACCGCAGCACTTCGTGCAACTTCCACATTCTCTTGTCATATTATCTCACTTAAATTGAGGACCAGCTAACCATACTACTAGAGTTTTACGAATGCCTTTTGTCACAGGAGTTACTCTGTGTAAAATAAAGGACGGGAATGCAACTACTAAACCTTTTTGTTTTGTGACTTGAGTCGGCACGGGTGCATCAAATATCTCAAGATCTCCCCCCTCGTATTCAGAAGGATCAGATAATTGTATTACAAGAGATAATTTGCGAGGCGCATTCGTTGCATTTCCACCTCTGTCAAGATGCCACGTATAATGATCGTCTTTTCCATCGTATATAGTATACTGAAAGTCCTCTACAAATCCCCATATATCTAGATTGAAGAATTCACCGTTCAGTTGTCTTGCTATGAAAGCAATTCTATCATATATAAAATTAGTCTCGGGCGTAAGATTTATCCAACCTATTTTAGATGATCTAACTGCTTCTTCAACTTTACTATCAGGTCCAACACTAGCAGATTTGATCGTGAGACTATCACCAATACTAACTATTTTATCGATCTCTTCTTCAGTAAAACCATCACGCCATGATGCAAAAGAAATTTCTGGTATACCTAACGATGGAGAAGGAGCTATTTGATATACTGCCATTATTTACGCTCCCAAATATTATCTCGATAATGGGATTCATGACTTTGAAGCTTTCTACGTGTACCTTTGAGTGCTTTCAGTTCAGTTTCATTGAATGCTCTACATACATTTTTCGAAAACAAAGTATCTCTTTTAATTGGAATAACCTGCATTAACGGTGTACCAGCAGGTAGAATACCTTTAAAATTGGGTTCGTTCCAAACAAATGGAAAGTTAATAAACTCAAAATAACCATCGCAGTCTACCATACCCGAAAAACAAGTAAATCTTGGATCAGGTCTATTTAATGGTGGAACAAACAACAGTGAGTATCCTTTCGGGCAGTTGATTGCCCACCAGTTCATGAATTTAATTGGAGGTTTTGGTAAATGTGGAGCGGGGCATTTGTCAGATGTTACTTGCCACTGTAAATGATTCTCGATCATTGCTCTCGGATATTTGCTGTTGTATTCAATGAACGAACAATCTTCATTCGAAGTGATTTCAACATCAGCAACGAGTGGAATAATCCAACCCGTGATCATCGCATCAAGAAAAGGTGGGCATCTTTTGAGAGTAGATTGATCAAAGCCTACATCCTTCTTCATTGGCAAAGCTTTATACCATTCTGGTATCAGTTTGCGGGCAGGATAAGGTTCTGGTATATTTCCTAAATCATCATCATAGCAAAGAAATTCTAGTTTAGGCTCATTCTTTTCAAAAAACGAAAACATCAATTTTGTCCATTTCCAGGTTTTTCATAGTGTATTCCACCAGATTCAATAAATTTTTTACATTGCTCGACGTCGCTCGCACCTCTCAGAATATGATCATCATGCAAACTAAAATGTAAGCTTGAGATCCATATTCTGAGATGTGGTGGAAGTTTGTCATAGCAACGCATTACCAATGCCATTCTTTGTATGTTAACATGTTCCAAATGAATGACTCTATTATATATATGTAAATTACAGGGCTGCTAGTTCGACTAAGTTGCTCTCTGTGATGGCATCTAAGCCAATCAATGCTTGTTTGACTGCGGTAAAATCGTCATGTTTTTCATCGTAGATGACAAATGGAAAATCAGTAAATTCTCCAATATCCCATGTATTTAGAGCATTGAATACAGATTCGTATTGACTACTATCGTTGTATGATAAATGAGTAAACTCAATGTTATTATCCTGTAGCCACTGATAGGCTGCAGCAGAGTCGTTGCCACCTGTCGTAGTCAAACCAGTATAAAGATAAACGTCTTTAATTCCTACTAGCATGTATTGTTTCCTTTTTGTTATTTGTGCTAAAATGTTACACTCATCGTACCATTAGCGCTGCCTGTTCCAATATTTATAGAAACTATTTGATATGGGTATACTTTTACTGATACTGAATTTGTCGTAGTACCAATATTACCAGCGTTTCCTGATGCTCCAGGATTTGATGTGCCGGCTGTTCCGGCGGTCGCTCCAGTTCCAGCACTACCTGCTGTGCCAGTATTTCCTGCTGCTCCTGCGCCTCCTGGATTTCCAGCCGCACCATTTGTAGCTCCAGTTCCAGCTGCTCCTGTTGTGCCAGCATTACCAGCAGCTCCGGCACCGCCTGGGTTTCCAGCCGCACCATTTGTAGCTCCAGTTCCTGCATTGCCAGTCGCTCCAGCATTTCCTGCTGCTCCTGCACCTCCTGGATTTCCAGCTGCACCATTTGTAGCTCCAGTTCCTGCATTGCCAGTCGCTCCGGCATTTCCTGCAGCGCCGGCATTACCAGGACTTCCTGCTGCTCCTGGATTTGCTCCAGTTCCTGCCGCTCCTGTTGTACCAGCATTTCCGTTGGCTCCTGCACCGCCTGGACTTCCTGCTGCTCCTGGATTTGCTCCAGTTCCTGCCGCTCCTGTTGTACCAGCGCTTCCTGCAGCGCCGGCATTACCAGGACTTCCTGCTGCTCCAGCGTTTGCTCCAGTTCCTGCGGCCCCAGTATTTCCAGCACTTCCATTGGCGCCTGCATTACCAGGACTTCCTGCTGCTCCAGCGTTTGCTCCAGTTCCTGCGGCTCCTGTATTTCCTGCGCTGCCTGGTGTTCCTGCATTACCTGAACCACCGGCAGCGCCCGAAAGAAGTCCTCCATTGCCGCCTGCGCCGCCGTTGCCGTTAGTAGCACCACTTATGTTGCCTGAATTACCCGCGGTACCAGCATTGCCGGCGCCGCTACCACCTTGCTTTAAAGTCCAACCCGATGCTCCGCCTCCGCCTCCGCCGCCTCCGCCGCCTCCGCCTACACCAGCGTTGCCAGGAGATCCGGAGTTACCCGCCGTACCACCAGCTCCTCCTGCACCACCGGCGCCATTTGTTCCTGGGTTACCAGCATTGCCAGTGGCTCCTGGATTCCCAGCATTTCCTCTTGCACCGCCTGCACCACCAGCACCGTTATTTCCTGGATTACCAGCATTGCCAGTGGCTCCTGGATTACCAGCATTACCAGCAGCACCGCCTGCACCACCAGCACCGTTATTTCCTGGATTGCCGGCATTACCAGTGGCTCCTGGATTACCAGCATTACCACCAGCTCCTCCTGCACCACCAGCCCCATTGGTGCCAGGATTGCCTGTTCCTCCAATACCACCAGATGTCCCAGCTGTACCACCAGCACCACCAGTTCCTGCAGCTCCATTATTACCGGGATTGCCTGTTCCTCCAATACCTCCGGAAGTACCGGCCGATCCTCCGGCGCCGCCTGTACCAGCAGCTCCATTGTTACCGGGATTGCCTGTTCCTCCAATACCACCAGATGTCCCAGCTGTACCACCAGCACCGCCAGTTCCTGCAGCCCCATTATTTCCGGGATTGCCTGATCCACCTGGATTTCCAGAAGTTCCGGCCGAGCCAGCTGCTCCGTTTGTAGCATTTCCTCCAGCCCCACCAGTACCACCGGTTCCACCTGGAAAATTAGCTAAGGAACCAAACGTTGAAACGTTGCCTGGGTTTCCACTTGATCCCGGATTTCCGTTTGCTGCGCCAGTCCCAGCATTACCAGCAGCTCCGGCACCGCCTGGATTTCCTGCTGCTCCTGGATTAGCTCCAGTGCCAGCATTACCATTTGCTCCAGTATTTCCTGCTGCTCCGGCATTTCCAGGGCTCCCTGCTGCCCCTGGATTAGCTCCAGTGCCGGCATTACCATTTGCACCTGGATTTCCTGCTGCGCCGGCATTACCTGGATTGCCAGTAGATCCAGCGGTTGCCCCTGTTCCTGCATTACCATTTGCTCCAGTATTTCCTGCTGCGCCTGCATTACCTGGATTTCCTGCTGCTCCAGCAGTTGCCCCTGTACCTGCGGCCCCTGTTGTGCCGGCATTACCATTAGCACCGGCACCGCCAGGACTTCCTGCTGCTCCGGCGTTTGCTCCAGTTCCAGCCGCCCCTGTTGTGCCGGCATTACCATTGGCACCAGCTCCACCAGGACTTCCTGCTGCTCCAGCGTTTGCTCCAGTTCCTGCTGCTCCAGTATTTCCAGCATTTCCATTGGCCCCAGCTCCACCGGGACTTCCTGCTGCTCCAGCAGTTGCCCCTGATCCTGCGGCTCCAGTATTTCCAGCACTTCCATTGGCACCCGCACCACCTGCACTCCCTGAATTACCAGTCACTCCGCTACCGCCGCCTCCGCCGCCGCCACCGCCGCCGCCGCAAACGCACCCCCCAAGATTTGCGCTTCCACCAAAGCCACCATTTCCTCCGCCAGGAGAGCCTCCGGCGCCGCCGGGGGCAGAACAAGGCGCAAATGGGGTGCCAAAACAACCGCAGCCACCGCCCGGACTACCACCGCTACCGGCTCCGCCACCGCAAGGTCGGGCTGAACCTTGTCCGCCGCCTCCTCCCGTACCTGCGCTACCGCCAGTGCCACCAGCACCGCCGGCACCATTATTTCCTGGATTTCCAGAGTTTCCTGTGGCACCTGGATTCCCAGCATTTCCTCTTGCACCGCCAGCACCGCCGGCACCATTGGTACCAGGATTACCAGAGTTTCCTGTGGCACCTGGATTCCCAGCATTACCAGCAGCACCGCCAGCACCGCCGGCGCCATTTGTTCCTGGGTTACCAGCATTGCCAGTGGCACCTGGATTCCCAGCATTACCAGCAGCACCGCCTGCACCACCGGCACCATTAGTACCGGGATTGCCGGAGTTTCCTGTCGCTCCAGCATTTCCAGCAGTACCACCAGCACCGCCAGCTCCGCCAGCACCATTCGTACCTGCATTGCCAGTGGCACCTGGATTCCCAGCATTCCCTGCAGCACCTCCGGCTCCTCCTGGGCCGCCAGCACCGTTTGTGCCAGCATTTCCTGATGCGCCGGGATTTCCAGATGTTCCAGCTGTACCACCAGCACCGCCAGCTCCGCCGGCCCCGTTTGTGCCAGCATTTCCTGATGCGCCAGGATTGCCAGATGTCCCAGCTGTACCACCAGCACCACCAGTTCCTGCGGCCCCATTATTTCCAGGATTACCAGCATTGCCAGCAGTACCAGGATTGCCTGCATTACCAGCGTTTCCATTGCCGCCACGACCAGATATATCTATAGAATATACGCCTGCAGGAACGACGAATGTTGCGGGGGCATTGAATACTTGTGTGGCTGGAGCAGCCTTACCTGAAGCTCTAAATACATTTAATGGCATCGTATAACCTTCTTATTAACCTGTATTTGCAAGAGATAAGGCACCGAGATATGTTGTACCTCCGTCGAGGGTAAAGAAACTGAAGACATCGATTTTATTTGCACCAGTTGACATCGTCGGTGTCGAAGCATTCGGATATTTAACAGAAGCCGGCCACGTGATTATTCTCGATCCCGTGGCGTCTTGTTTACAATGAAGTGTGAAACTGTATGCATTGCCCGATGCAGGAGGATTTGAAAATGTAATTGTAATAGACGCGTTGGCCAATGTCAAATCGAATACGTTGGATAGTGATAAATCTACAGTGTGAGTAGTTGTTGTTATAGTATTGGCAACAACTGCTTCTTTGTATGAAGCAAGCTTAGGATTACTTAACACATTATTTGCCATTGCAACGTTGGCATTAAGAGTAGTAATACCAGCTACTTGTAGCGTCGAGGTTACGTTGGCAAAACCAGTGATCGTAGTATTACCGGCAGCAAGGGTGGTAATTCCAGATGCAGCACCTGCGGCTACAAGAGACGAAACAGCAAGTGGTTGACTGTTTGTAGACCAGCGATCATTTGTTTCATCCCAGACGAACTGAACGTTGGCAGACGTCCCGCGCATGATCTCGAAGCCAGCATTCTCAGTAGGAGGATTAGCTCCAAGATCTGCATTCAGCGTAACAATATTATCACCAACGTCGAGTGTTGTGGTGTTCACGTAAGTTCTTGTACCGGAAACTGTCAGGTTACCCGAGAGTGTAAGATCGGCGATTGATAATGTGGAATTCACATGAATACCAGTCGTATTGACCGTAAGTGTTGGCCCAGCAGTTACTCCAATTGTACCACTAGTTGTAATCGTTCCACCAGAAAGTCCATTAGCCGTGGCGACTGAGGTTACACCTCCACCGGTGGCACCTTGAGCACCTTGAGCGCCTTGAGCACCAGTAACACCTTGAGGTCCAGCAACACCTTGAGCACCAGTTGCGCCAGTTGCGCCTTGAACACCTTGAGCGCCGGCAACACCTTGAGCACCAGTTGCGCCAGTTGCGCCTTGAACACCTTGAGCGCCAGCAACACCTTGAGCACCTTGATCACCCGTTGTGCCTTGAGCACCAGTTGCGCCAGTTGCGCCTTGAACACCTTGAGCGCCAGCAACACCTTGAGCGCCTTGAGCACCCGTTGTGCCTTGAGCACCTTGTGCACCGGTTGCACCTTGAGCACCTTGAGCGCCTTGAGATCCGAGAGTAAGTGAAGCACCATTTAAAGTTGTAACTTGAACAATATCACCAGCAATCGCATTCGATGTAAGCGTTAAGACCGTGGTATTTGTCGTGTTATAGTCAACGGCCGCAATCTGACGCGAACCATTAATGAAGACGCTTTCAAGCCCTAAAGTATATACGAATGTGTTTGATGTGTCGTCTAATCCTGTAAACACCGTGGTATTCGATGTGACAGTAAACGTATAGGTATTCATGGTAGCAGCATTTGCCGTACCGCCTGAGCCCCAATAAACTCCTGTTCCATTCGATGAAAGAACTTGGCCGTTGGATCCAGAAGATCCGTTGGCTACGATCGTAGTGACAGCGAGAGAAGAGAGATTTGAACCAACTTCAAAGATGGCATTCGCAGCATCTGAAGAGAAGACTTTACGGTCAGTTAGGTTGACTGCAAATTCACCGTTATCAATAAAGCCGGAATTTGCTACGTCAGTAGTATTAGCTGTACGACCAGAAATTGTCGTGCGCTTAAATTGAAATTTATTTGCCATTCTCAACCTCTATATAGAGCAACGAAGCGGTTATGTAACCCCTAATATTCTATTTATACAGAAGTATCTTCAGCTTTTTTATTTTTATTTCCAAGCTTTTCAAGATCAACAATTTTTGCTTGAAGACTGGTCATGGTTTTATCGGCCATGACCAGTCTTGTTTCTAGCATGATGTTCTTACTTGTAAGATCATGTACACTCGCGAGTAATCGATTGATGTACTCATTTACAAATTCAGCTTCCATAAATTAGAATGTCCCGCCGTCGAGGGTTGCGTATACAACTGCTGTACCGTTAGACTGAAGCACGAATCCAGTAGAGCCAACAGCTAATTTTCTAAAACCGTTCGAAGAGTTAGCAACTAAAATGTCTTCTGCAGTAACAGTCGCGAGTCCAGTACCACCGCTTGTTCCAGGCAGTGCAGTCGAAAGACTCAATGTATTCGCTGTGATACCAACCGCGAGTGTCGAGTTCGCAGTAAGAGTAACGTTAGTCGCGTTCGAAACCAAACCACCAGAGTTTAGGAATGCTTGTAATGTAGCAGTAGTATAACCGGCTGCTGCAGTGTCTACAGTTGTTGTAGGTTCTGTTTGAGAACCAGCAAAGAGCTTATAAACGCCATCTGTAGCATCACGGAAAAGACCGGTATATTTAGCTCCAGTGGCACCGTATTGACCATAAAGACCGATATCAAGAATGTCGGTTGTTGCGTTTCCGTTTGCAAGCTCGATCAGCGAATCTTGGACTGTCAGGTTGGTAGTATCGATTGTCGAAAGCGTACCGAGAACAGTCAGATTTCCGGAAAGAGAAAGATCTGTAATCGAGAGTGCAGTATTAACATGGAGTCCAGCAGAGTTGACCGTGAGTGTTGAACCAGTGGTAAGGCCAACTGCATCTGCAGTGACATTAATACCGTTAGCAGCACCAACATGAACTCCAGTCGCGTTAGCTGTAAGACCATCACCGCCAACAACGTTGATACCAGCGCCATCAACAGAAATACCGTTAGCAGCTTTGGCAAAGACGCCTGAAGTATTCGATACAATACCGTTGTTTGCTACAACAGCAATCGTGGCTGCACCACCTTCACCAGATGAGGATCCAGAAATACCGTTACCAGCTGTGATAGTAGCAACATAGTCGCCTGATGTACCCGAACCAAGAGCAACGTCGCCTGAAAGTTGCGATGTGGCAATTGAAAGTGCAGCAGCATTGACATAAACGCCCGAGGTATTCGAAACAATCGTACCGTTACCAGATACGACATGCACACCTGTTGCGTTCGAAGCAATACCAGCTCCGGCAACAACAAAAACGCCTGTTGCGTTTGCAGATAGACCGTTATTTGCAATAACGTGTACGCCTGAGGTATTTGAAGCAAGACCGCTATTTGCAACTACAGCAATCGCGTCTGCAGAGACGCTGATACCGTTACCAGCACCAACATCAAGAGTTACCTCGCCAGATGTACCGCCACCAGTAAGACCAGAACCGGCTACGACTGATGTAATATCACCATCTTGAGGTGTTACCCAGTATACAGCTGTTCCGTTCGATGCAAGAACTTGTCCTGCAGTACCATTTGTGCCATTTGCATTAAGAGCAACGTTAGTTCCAATATTGATCTGTGTGGCATTTGCTACGAACGCCGTACCAACACTCACAATCGCTGCGTTCACGGTGCCTGTAGAGAATACACCGGTGGCATTCGCAACAAAAGAATTAGAACCAACGACGAAGTTACCGCCAGAGCCAGCAAGAACGCCGCCGGCAACAGACAGTTTATTATTGGTATTATCAAACGTAAAGTCTGCGTCTCCGGCTAATGCGCCAGAATTATTAAATTGAACTTGTGTATTTGAACCAGATACGCCAGAAGTAGGAGTTTCCCAATAAGCGGCTGTTCCATTTGAACTCAGTACTTGTCCGTTGGTACCCGTCGAACCATTGGCTGTAACTGTTGTCACAACAGCGTTAGCAACAATAATCTTGTCGATACCAGAGGTACCATTCGCAACGAGTGCTTGGTTGGCGGTCAGTATACCAGGATTAAATTTACCGGCAATGGTGATCGAAGCACCATTCGAACCAATAAATAAGTGATCGCCATTTGCTGTAAACGCTAATTCACCGTTAGCTAATGTTGGCGCATCAGCTGTCGTTAACGACCTTTTAATTTGAATTAAATTGTCTGCCATTTGGCTATTCCTTTTAGGTTAAAATGATCCGCCGTCGAGATCTACTGCTAGATCCGCGAATGACAGTTGTCTCACCTCATATTTATCATTTTGAGAATTGTAGATTAATGTAGCGCCATTGGCGGCTTCAACGACGCTGACGTCGAGTATGTTTTCAATACTTCGTATTTCTTGAATTTGATTTTTCAGAGTAATAGGACCAGCAGATGATAATCTGCCGTTGTTATTTGTAATTGTAGCGACTAAACGAGATGCACCTGCCATTATCTTGTAACTCCTGGTGTAACTGTGACGATACCTTCAACAAGACGAGAAACTGTTCCGCTGCCATCAGTCAACTCACAGTCATATACGTATCTTCCGGCTGTAAGGCCATTTGTGGTATTTGCCGACATCGAAAGAGCGACGACGCCAGTCACAGCAGTAATCGAAACTGTAAATGCGGTTTGAGCGGTCGAAGTATAATGCTTACGCATCTGAGCGGCACCTGTAAATCCTGTAAGATTTACGATGTTACCATTTTCATCAGTCACATCAATAGACGTAGCAAATGAAGTGCCTTGATCGATAATGATATTTGCTTTCAGTGCCATTTAATTCTTCCGCTATGTTTATTCAAAACTATAAGATGTTACAGTTATCACCCAATATTTAGTTTCTGCACCATTTGATGCTGATACGTTAAACGTTTGTTCATTGAAACCACCTGTATAAGCTGCTACAAGTTCAATTGATGAAGCACTTCCTCCACTTGCAACACTGGCGTATCCACTAAATCCATCTCCTCCAGTATAAGTCCAAACTACGCTTGAAGAAGCTGTGATAGTATAACCTGCTTGGGAACCATACGCTTCGGCAGTGTCAAAAGTCGGAGATGATATTGTGCCGCCCACGGGACTAAAAGTAACTAAGGCTACATCTGCATACGGACGTATTCCTACATATTGCCACGTAGATCCATTCCACATTTTAACGGCGGCAAAATCTTGGCTCCCGACCCACGACGAGCCGTTCCAATATTTAACAGGTTTAGCAGATAGGAACGTTAGCGGCACTTATTATTCTCCTGGCTTAGATGGCCAAACAACGTCTGCTGCATTTGTATAAGTCTGAGGAAGATCTCTTAAAGTTTGACGATATGTAGCCCAAGCAGTTTTATCTCCAGGCCAATCTGCCATTTGAGTATAGTCAGATAAAGCTAGAAGATTATTTCTTTTCGATCTAATTTGTTCCCAAGTAATTACCACGACTCGATCTTGCAAAACAAGATTTCCTTGTGATAAAACCAATTCTTTATTTTGCATATTCATACCATGGAGAAACTGCTGGTGTTGCTCTGCGGTAATTTCAACAATATCTTGCGGCAATGACGGATACCCAAAATCAGTATCGTAAAAACCTTTTGTTGTTGGGCTGTAGTAAATTGTCATTTTATTAATATCCCATTGCTAACCAGTAACCGGTATGAGAACTTTCATCTCCGTTAAACCAACTGAAACCAGTTGTTGATACACTAAAAATGGTTGCACCTTTAGAAGCCTGTCCAAATACGCCTGTATCTCCTACGCCATTCATCACAGCTCGGGCAACCGCGGTGAACGATGTTGGAAATGATCCAGATCCTGTAGTATTTGGAGTAACAGTTACTGTTCCCCACTGAATAATTGCTCCGTTTGGCAACTTAGTCCATCCATTTGACGAGAGACTTTGTGTATATCCTGTAGTTCCTGCAGTGTCAATCCAGATATCACCAGCCGCTGAAGCAGTAGGTTGAGTCGCTGTTACAAAAACTTGGCCGCCACTTGTAAATCCTGCGGTGACGTGTCTTAGAATAGGCGCGACAGCACCAGATGCACTTCCTTGGGCACCTTGTGGTCCGGTTGCACCTTGAGCACCTGTTATACTTGAACCTGCCGCGCCTTGAGCACCAGTTGCACCTTGTGCTCCGTTTATTCCAGGAGATCCTTGAGGACCAGTTGCACCTTGAGCGCCTTGTAATCCTTGAGCACCTTGAGGACCAGCAACTGAAGATGCTGCACCTTGTGCACCTGTAAGGCCTTGCGGTCCCTGTGGTCCTTGGATACCTTGCAAACCTTGGGCGCCTTGAGGACCGGCAACGGTTGAAGCAGCACCTTGAGCACCAGTTGTTCCTTGCGGTCCCTGAGGTCCGATAATTCCTTGTGCACCTTGTGGTCCCGTCGGTCCTTGAACCGAAGGTCCTTGTGGTCCTTGAGAACCAGTTGTTCCCTGTGGACCCTGGGAACCAGTTATTCCTTGCGCGCCTTGTGGACCAGGAACTGTCGAAGCTGCGCCTTGAGCACCAGTTGGTCCTTGAGAACCGGTAGATCCTTGTGCACCTTGAGCACCAGTTGCACCTTGCGCACCTTGAGGTCCAGCAAGTTGCGTCCACACCAAGTTAGCTGTCGCTCCACTTGATGCAAGGACGAAACCTGTTGTTCCAGCAGATTGTGTAGGTAGAAGGTTATTGATCGATCCGCCTGTACCGCCCCGAGATGTAGGAAGTGTACCGACAGTAATAGCAGATGCATCAACAAATACGCCTGCCGCGTTTACTGTTAAACCAGCATTCGCTACAAAACTAATCGTAGGATTTCCAGAAACGCCGTTGCCGTTTGTTACGCTAATGCCGTTCGTAGAAGCAATCGATACCGTAGTACCTGTTCCTGTACCAGTTCTGACTACGATACCATTCGCCGAGATATTGTATACGGTGTTAGCATTGCTTGCTGTACCAGTATAGAGCGACGAGTTAACGCCTGCTCCACTCGGGAAATTCACCGTATTTGTAACGGTGATATTGTTTGCAAAGACATCAAAGCGAGCAGTCGTAGTACCAAGTGCACCACCGTTTGCATCTGGTCGTAGTGTTCCATAAGATGTCGTATTAAATACGAAAGCATTGAAACGGTTTGAAGTATTACCGAGTGGCTGCTGATCTGCAATCAGAAGAACCCCGCCTTGACCGATGGTAACGTTGGCGTATACAAGAGAACCATTTACTACAAGGTTACCAGATACAACAAACAAGTCGTTTTTAAAGTGCGCGTTGGCTTCTACGTCGACACGATCATAGAAGATCGCGTTGCCAGAAGCAACTAGACCGTTATCAACCTTAAATCTATTATTTGCGCCTGACATATATTACCTTACTTAATGAATTGAGCAACAACTTTTGCAGCCGTGCTAGATCTTGTTTGATTGACATATACTCTTACGTTTGCAGTAGCCACGTTCGCAGAGAAAGTACCAAGTAAGCTGACTCCGGAATTAGCTGCAACAGGTGAAGAAACCGTACCATATGTTGTAAGCTGCGCAGTCGAATTATCATGAGCAAGTAGTACTTCAGAGATCTGTGTATTACCAGCATTTTTCAATTGAATGAGAAGTTTAGCAGTGCTATAGTCTGCCTTTGGATATTCGAAGACAAGAAGATCTGAACCAGTCGTAGCTCCAAGATTTCCGTTTGCAAAGATATCAACTACGTGCTCAGTCTTGAAAGTCACGATGTTTGCATGTGTAGCAGGACCAGTCACTGCGAGCGTATTCGCTAGAGCAGTTGCTCCTGTTACTCCAAGAGTACTCGAAAGCGTTGTAGCTCCAGTTACAGTGAGCGTATTCGAAAGATTCGTATTTCCTGTAACCGTCAGCGTATTTGCAAGAGCAACGTTCGAACTGACTGTCGCAGCACCTACAACAACAAGATGGCTTGTCGGCGTAATGGTAAGATTCGCAGATGCAGTGATCGATCCATTACCAATCGCCGTATTAAACGTTGCATTCCCAACAAGAACCGTAGTAGCATTTGCAACGACATTCGCTCCGACTGCAACAACTGTTTGGTTAGCAGTAACAATACCTGCAAAGAATCCTGTCGGTGTAACGTTAGATGTCGACGTTGAGTTGACAATGCTAACAATTCGAGTATTCGCTAAAACGGTATTACTACCTTCTGCGGTGAAGAATCGAAGCGATGTTAACTCAGAAGCGTTAAGCGTATTACCTACAAATACTCCGCTACTATTTGCTACAACGTTACCAATCGCACCTGTTCCAGTGATTTGCACTGTACCACCATTGGTAGCATTTGCCGTGACGTTTGCGCCGAGCGAGATCTGAATAGTATTGGCAGTAAAGATGCCAGTTTTAAATGCGTTCGGTTCGATGTTTGCAGTGGCACTCGAGTTAGCGATGCTAATGATTCGAGTATTTGCAAGAGTGGTGTTTGAACCTTCAGATGCAAGGAAACGAACTGATGTGACTTGTGAAGAGTTTAAAGTATTACCTACATGCAGGCCACTACTATTTGCAACCGTATTGCCGACCGTACCAGTTCCTGTTACTTGGATCGTGCCGCCGTTGGTAGCATTCGCAGTGACATTGGCACCAAGTGAAACTTGAATGGTGTTAGCTGTAAAGATGCCTGTCTTGAAACTGATAGGATCAATATTTGCAGATGATGTTGTATTGGCAATGCTAATGATCTGATTGTTTGCGAGTACGGTATTGCTACCTTCTGCGGCAAAGAATCGAACACTCGTCATCTGACTGTTCGTAACAGTATTGCCTACATATAGGCCGCTGCTATTTGATACACTGTTACCTACTGCTCCGGATCCTGTGACTTGGATCGTACCACCATTCGTGGCATTAGCAGTGACATTGGCACCTAATGTAATCTGAATCGTGTTCGCTACAAACAATCCAGTGCTAAAGCTAATTGGATTCATCGTAGCAGTGTTAGTGCTATTCGCGGCAACAACTGCGAATGCAGTTGCTGTTGTATTCGTGGTCGAGTTCGACTGAATCGTCAGCTTCGTTGTGTTAGCGACAAGGTTTGCACCAGTCAAACCAGCATGTAGACCGTACTGCCACATGAATGTGTTCGAAGAACCATTGGCAACTTCCAGACGAATTTCGGTCGATGTCACGTTGCTCAGAACAGTGTTCGTACTGATCATGAGATTCGCAAACGAACCGTTGACGTTTCCGCCTTTCATCCAGTTTGTTACGACGAGATTATTAGCCCCGAATGTTCCGTATAGCTGAGCTGTTCTTGGAAACGCAGTGTTACCCGTGTTTGCATACGTGCTATTTGCAGTGATGATTTCTGTCGAAAGCGCGTGAAGAAGTTCATTGGTCTCGAGGAGCCAAACCTCGAACGAGTCGGTAATTACATCAACATTAGCTACTGGTCTTGACATTAATTTCTTCCATTCACTACTTGTAAGAGTAGAGTTTTAATTTCTTTGAGATCGTCTTCGACTGCACTGATTCTATTCGATAGCTCTTTGCTATTCTTCGCTTTCGATCTCTCTGCTACAAACTTTGCATAAGATGCATCGTCTGTATTTATGAAAGCTCCAGTAGAAGTATCTTTCATGAATCCATCAGTTTCAGTCTTGACTAACATTATGCGGAAACTCCGATAACCTGAATAGCCTCTACCTTTGGAACAATGTGAGATTGCGTTGCAAGAAGAACGATCTTAATTTGCATCGATGTATAGCGATCGAACTCTACATATTCTGAGTTGACATATCTTACAGTGTTATCATTTTCAACATTGTTCCATGCAATATTTCTGTACTTCAGTTTATCGATAACAATATCTGATCTTGTAACTCCGGCCGACACGAGACTTGAAGTTGTAATGTTTCGATATGTGCTGATCGCAGTAGTATTTGCTGCCGAGACCACGAACACTTCATGATTACCAAAGTCTTGATCTTTGATTCGAATCAAGTCGCCAGCAGTCACTGTCGCCGAATGATCGCTTGTTGTAGTAATTGTATTCGAACCAGATGTAATTGATCCAGTTCCTGGAAGAGCGACTTGAAGTTCAGGAGCAGTATCAAATCCATATGTAAACTCGTAGAAGTCATTTGGATCTGTCGAGCTAAAGCGATCGATATTATCTTTTAATACAAGCGGAGTCCACGCTTTACTTTGGAATGATTCTCTGTCTGCCGCGTTATGAACTTTTGCATAGACTTTGATTTCTGTTCCAGCTGGACGATATCCTGTCAGATATACTACGATATCTTCTGCATATTTGTCTTGGGCAAAT